CCATCTGCCGGTGTCTCAGTGGCTGCCGCTACATGTGATGCCGGATCATCCTTTTTTTCTTGTGGAATTGGAAGCTTCTTTTTTGCCTCACCTTTGTAAACCTCAATTTTTTCGGGATGAATTTCTTCTTTCCCGATACCATCAATTAATGGTGAAACTATGGCCGGATCTTCATTTGTTGGATTATTCGATTCGATAAAATGGGAAATTCCAAAAAAAACCGCAATTGCGGCACATGCGAATAAAAAGTCAATAACAATTCTATTCATTTTCCTACCCGCTTTCTGTGATCTTCTTGTTTTTGCCAATCATCCCGGCAATCAGAATCACAAAATAAATTTTTTAACTCGATTTCTTCATAGCAAAAATAACAAATGCCAATAGGCTTGATCGTTAAATTTCTTTTCTCTAAAGCTTTTTGCAAAAAGAATTCATCCGTTTTTGCGGCATCATCAATTTGGCACATTATTTTCATTCCCTGATTTTGCGGTTGTTTCAGTATTTTTTTGCCAAATTTTTGCCGCCAGCATTAACCCGATCATTGTACCTACACTAGACGGTATTTCTGCCATAGTGCCTTTGTAAATGCTAATTCCGGCCCAAACGAATAACACAACAAACACCCATGAAACCATCGCCAGCCGAATTGACGAATTATTTCCGCTGTCATCTTGCAGAAAATTCATACATCCCCCTTGTTGATTATCAGCAAATCAAAAGCCTGCCCCTGCATTTCTTCTTCAAATTCATCGACTGCAATACGGCTTTTCAATAATGCCATTTGTGGAGGTTTGCCGGGGCTTGGGGCCATCATACCCTTTGATTTTCCTAATGTAATACATCCTTCAAGTTGCTTTGCCTTTGGCTTGTCAGCCATGAAATTGGCCGAGTGTATCTCGATTAAATCCCTTCCTGGTACGCCATAAACTTGATAGCACCATCCATGCTTCGGGCTATCGAATAAGCGGCATTCATATAAGCCTTCAGGTATGCAGCTTATTCCCGGCTTGTTGTTGTGCCAAGGTAACTCACCGGATATAAAACTTTTTCCACTATCTGAAACAAGAGTGCCGAAAGTGCCGTCATTTGTTGACGGGTCGCGGATAAGTGTAACCTGGCGTTTCATCATGTCTTATGCTCCCCCAAATGAGTAAGCAATGCGCTGTTCATTTTGTCCAGCTTTTCACCCAAAAGGGTAAATCCATCCTTGAATGTTTTATCCAGCTTTTCAAATTTGTTGTCCAGTTCCGGGCGTTCGTAAAAATTCCGCGCAATCTGTACTTCAAGTTTTCTCAATTCCTTTTCATCTTCATCATGTTTTCTAAATAGCAATTGTATTTGTATGTCTCGCCCGGCAATATCTTCATCGTGCTTTTTACCGAGCGCCGTTATTTTCGCTTCTTGAGCCTCGTCTTTGTTTTTCAATAACCAGCCCACAGCGCCAAAAATAAGCGTAAGAAAAAACAACCCGATACCTACATAATCAGACGCACCCATTATTCAATCCACCCCATCATCGCGCCAATAATAATTGCGTTTGCATTTGAGGCATCACAAATCCCCATCATTTTAACGTCCGCCATTCCTGGTATTGGTATCGGGGTCGGAAAATTTATAACAGCTCCATTGTTTTGACTTCCCATCTGATCCTGAGTAACAAAGACGCCAGAATTCAACACTCCATCATGCGCAGTCGCTTTTATGGATGTTTGGCAAAAGTGAGAAGTTGAAGAACCAGAACTTGTTTGCCAGTGTGAAAGGTATCCTGTTTTACCTGCTGGGATTGTATAGATTGCCTGATGCGCGGTATTATTACCGAGAGCAATAAAACCATACGTCACAGTCCCCGCTGTATTGGTCAGAGAAATATTACCCGCCGAAATCCCCCCCGTTCCTGACTGGCTTGAATGATAATAATTTATTCTAAGGATATTTGTTGCGACCGTAAGAACTGGCGTTACGCCGTTTAACGAAACCGTTTCGGTTCTTGCAACATATAAATTATCCAGATAATGAATTTCGACTTTCTGCGTCCCTGTTCCCGCCAGCGTATCCGCTGCGCTTGTTGAAACGACCCTCATTTGTTGTGGAGTAGCCGTAAAAACGTAGGTTGTTGTCGGGCCTTCCCATAGATCAACAAGAACGTTTCCAACTATCGGAGCGCGACCGAATGAAAATCCACGAACTTTATTCGGGTAATAATTACTTGCATTACCGATTAAGTTTTCCTGCAATAATGGAGCGCCTACACTCCAAGAAGGGACCGGGTTCGTTGCGCTTATTGGTTTGGATGCGTCATAAGTCGTTTCTGCAGCAAATGCATGTTCACCCAAAAACAAGCAGACGATTAGAAAAATAATATTATGTATTGTTTTCATTGTATATTTCCTTAATGTAAATAATGCTTGCCTTGCTATTCCCGTTTCGGTATATTGATAATCATCAAATATCGCACATTCAAGAGGATACTATGTTTAAATTCATTTTTCTAGCACTTCTTTCAACTTCTGCATTCGCAGATAATTGGACAAGGGCTGACACTTACCGTGAAGCCGCTTTTCAGACGCTTAATGTTATTGATTGGGGACAGACTCGGTATATTGTAAATCATCCAAAAGAATACCGTGAACTTGATTACTCAGGATTGATTGGAGAAAATCCAACATTAAGCAGAATTAATATATTCATGTCTGAAGTTGCGGTGTTGCATTTTACAATCGGATATTTTCTTCCATCCGATTGGCGTGCTGCATTTCAATATATAACTATCGGCGGAAAATTAAATACAGATTTACGAAATGCGAGCATTGGAATTAAGATTTTATTTTAGCTGCTTGCTATTGTTAATTTTAAAAAATTAATTATTATATTTTCTGCCAGTGATCCCGCTGAATTATTTGTTAGTGTGATTGAATTTATTCCAGTTATTCCGTAGTTATCACATTTAACACTATATGAACCCTGCGTAGCAAAGCCACCCGCCACAAATACCGTTAATATATCCAATGGTGATATTGCAGTATTCGCAAATGAAAATGTGACTGATGCGCCGGAAGCTAGAGAGCTATTATTCATAATTATTTGGCCGCTAGGTCTATTTAAGGTAACGCTAGTCGATTTGCTGGTAAGTTGAATAACTTGTCCCCCAGCACCTATTGAGTATCCTATTCCAGCAGAAGAATGGGAAGAGGTTATTCCACCAGAACTAGATTGAATAGCCCCTGAAGATGCTACGGAAGTAGCATTGACATACCCGCCCCCGATTACATTCACCGCATTGGTTGCCAAATCAGCCAACGCAGTGTGTTCAGTTAGTTTTGGATTTTCCAAAATCCATCTTGTATTAGCAAGATCATATCGTAATTGCGCATTCCCGGTTAAGTCCCCGACCGCCAAAGCTACAGCAGCATTGTTTACATATTTAACAATCGTTCTTGCGGTTTGTGCCGCACCGTTTAACGTTGGCGCAAATGTTGGAGTGGTCGTAGTATTTGGAGTTCCGATTTTTACAGTAAGCGGATATCCGTTTACAAGAGCCGGATAAGGAACTGTGAAAGTGGCAGTTATTGCGTCAGAAGTTCCGCCAGACGCCGCAAAGAATCCGGCGAATTGTGCAAGATTTGTTATATTGAACAATACCCAGTTTGTCGGATCAAGCGAAGGGTCTGTATATCCAATAGCCCTATAATTTTTTGCGATGTAAAATTCTGTTGCACCTGTCGAATTGTTTTTAATCGACACAATACCACCGGCAGGCGTAGCAACCAGCGAGGCTCCGGCAGAAGGATTAAACGGCAAGGATAAGCCAAGTTGCTGCATTAACCAAATTGCAGTTGTTCCGGCATTGTGAAGCCAGTTTTGTTGCTCTGCGTTGATCTTGTCAACGTTTGGCACGAATCCGCTTGATAGTTGAGCAGGCGAAGGAATGACGGAATTCACAAGCCCGTTATCAAACGGAGTTGCAAGGGCGGGGACGTTGTTTGTTAAGGATGAGGCTGTCATTTGTATTTCCTTTACGCTGAAACTATAATCGTTGTGTATTGCCAGGGCATATCAAGAAATCCTGAATTCATGCTTTCAATTAAAAGCGTAACAGATGCGGCGTCTGATGGATAATTAATCACGATATTTATTGTATTTGTGTTTGAAACTTTAACGCTAATTTCGTCAGTGTTTTCTATTCTCGGCGCAGCTCCATTTGTTCCAATTAAAAAGCGTTTTAATCGTTTTTTCAGCCAGTTAATGCTCATGAAAAATCCATCATCACGATATAATTTCCACGTTAAAATTCTCTTATACACATCATCCGAAGCAGCTATAAATTCAGTTGATCCTAATCCAAATGTATCAACGTTGTAAGTAGCTATATTATAAATAGCCCCGGACGAAACACCGATTGACGGCCTTGGGAACCCGTAATAATTAGCCCCTATCCAATCCAGCATTAACCCAGAAAGCCCCGTGTATATGGGCAAATTAATACTATTACACCAATCCGCATAATCTTGCGCTTGCATGTTAAACGAATCAACAAATGCCTTTAAATCCAGGTCATCTTGATACTGCTGATATAAGTAGCTTTTGATTATTTGGGATTCCATTTTAAACCCGAATCAAAGTTATTTTTGTGGCATCTGTTACAAAGTATCCTTCGCTGTCCCCTGAAATCAAACCAGTTCCGGCCCCCGGCGAAGTGGGTACGCCATTTATCGAAACAACAAAAGTCAACGCAGAAATTAACTCCGGCTGAATAATCGATGAAATGCTCGATAAAAATGTTTGCTGCAAGGTATATAAATTTATGGCAATTGAAACCGGAATCGAGTTTATATAATTCACAAAAGCAGTAGTCGCCGCTGCCGAAATTGTTGATGTAGCAGTAAAATTCGATGCAACCGTTGACCATGTCAATGAAATAGTTACAGCCTGAGATACAGGGACTACATATAAAATTGTGTAAGTATCAGGGTAATCAATAATGTTCACAATGCTATTTCTAAGAGAAGCGGCCCCTGTGATTGTTTCACTCGGAATCAGTTGAGAATAGTTGATATTGTACGTTCCTGTTCCCCCTGCACCTGTCCCAAATGAAACAATCACTGTCGGATTCTCAATGCCATTTCCCGAAACTATATCGCCAATTGCGATTGTCCCAGATGATACCGCAGTGACCGTGAAAACGGATCCTGTAATGCTTCCCGTGACGCTCCATGTATGAGAGGTTACGATTGACCCCTTAAGATCGCCAATATCAAACAATGCGTTATAAATGGCCCCAGCAACGGCATAAGGATCGCCACCTCCAACCATTATTTTACTTGCTCCACTAACTGACACAAGGCGAGGTTGAACGCCTGGAATGGCCTGCAAAAGTGATTTTAAATATGAAATCGTTCCTACAGATGGAGCTAGTTGCGCTTGTAAAATTCTGGCACGATATAAGTCAACTGTTTCGGATTCTGTTGCAATCGTTCCGTTTGATGAATTCACGCAAACAAGCGGGTATCCCGCTGGGACAGATGTAATGATTGTTTGTATTGATCCGGCAGGGATTGCCCAAGTGCCATAATTTACCGCTACGACATAGGCGATTGCCGATCCATGCGTTGTGCCGGTCATCGCTTCGCTTCCGACAGTTTGAGAATTATTTACCGAGTATGTCCCCGTGCCTCCCGTTCCCGTCAGGAACCCGGTAATTACGGTACCAGCCGTTACCCCGGCACCTGTGATTGCATCGCCTACAAGTATCTGACCGGAGGCAATGGCGCTGATTGTGAGTGTTGTACCTGATATTGCGCCGGTGAAAGATACTGCCGAAGCATTCCCCAAAATAACAGAATCTTGAACGATGTATTGATTTAATCCATCGCTTACAACAAAGCCCTTTGCGATTGAATAACCGATCAACCCGGTAAAAGTAACAAATGCGCTTGAATTGCTCAAAACACCTTTAGACAATCCCATTTGTGCGCCTAGCAAGAACGTCAAATATTCATTTGCGGTAATGGGTGACATTGAATTTATCAGGTCAATAACGGCCTGATCGATGAATGCCATTGCTCCAACGTCTGTACTCGAAATATCTTCAATCAAAGAGCCTGGAAGCGTTGCCGTATATCCTGGCCGAGAAGCCGCAACCGCATTTAACAGATTCGCCCGCAACGTGGCGGGAGGTGTCGGCTGTGCGCCTGCTGTTGTCATGTTGATTGTTACGCTCATTTCCGGCCCCGTATATTCTGCCTCTCGGCATGTTTTTTTATTATATCAAACTCAAGTCACTATCACTTGATTAATAATAATCCCTTTGTGCGTCACTATATTGATTTCATAACTCGGAGTGGCCGGGTTCGCCGTTTCTGGCCGGGCAGCTTTGGCAATGGTCAGGCTTGCAAAATATTGAGAATATCTTGACTGGACTTGTGCCACATAATAATCAGGAAAAACTTGCGTAACAATCGATTGTTGCGCCGGAATTCCAACGTCTGCATAAAACGGACTTTCACCCGGAGTAAGCTTCAAGGCTTGAGCAAGTGAGGTTATCCAGACATAATCATCATAGCCGAGCGTGTCGGTTGTGACTTCGACCCATGCCCCTACATCGTTGCGTCCGAACGTCCGCATTATTCCCTCGTTTTCACTGGATTGGTTGTTGTCGGGATGGCTGTTAATGTAACGGGAGGTATTCCTGCTGTTGTAAGTGCCGCCGCGTTAATTGCTGGGCCGATAATCAGCAATAAATTATTGATCTGTTGAATTAGTGATTGCCAGGATGCGTTTACATCCTCAAGCTGTACTTGATGTGAATCATCTCTGACAATAACATCGCTCCGGCCTGTCAAGGTAAGCATGTCAGGATTGACGGATTTCCAGTTCTTGTTTCCAATTGGGAAAAACATCAATGCCGATAAATTTGCAGGAGCCGTCATATCTGAGGTTCTTCCGTCTTGTCCGGTGATTCCTGCAATATTTGCATCACATGGAATCAAAACGCCCTTATCCCCAGATTGTAACGGAATCCTGATATATTCAGAACCGATCACCGGAACGTCTATTTCAGGCAAATTGTAATCGCTTAAAATCTCAAATTTCACTTTTACAAACGATCCGCTTACGGATACAACAGACGCAGGCAGAGAAATGCCAAGCAAGTTTATGGCATCATTCGCGCCCTTCTTTGCAATATTACCTAGCGCAACCTGGAATGGCAATTTTTGTGCTGTGCTGCTCATGTCGTAGACTTCCTATTCGGCAAAACATTAATCACTGTCACCCAACTATTCGCGTCAGCCTGCCTAAAATTTCCTAGATGACGAACTGAATTCACAAATCCGTCCCCGGTATATGCGATTCCATTTTTTGGCGCAAAAAACTTTCCTTGAATAATATTTGATTCTGGCATTTTTACCGTACTTCCGACCCTTATATCTGATCTCATCACGCATTTTAATTGAACTGTATTGTAATCCAACCAAACAGGCTGGCCGATTAAATCATTGAAATCTATTTTTATCGGCTCTGTTTTTTTCGTGTTATCCGTGCAGTTATACCCGTCAGGCGTTTTAATAAACTTGATGCCGAGATAGTCAGTATCGTTCAAAATCCGCTTGCTGTGCAAATTCATATCTTGCGCGAATATCCCGAAATCAGGATACACGGAAAACAAACCAGGGGCCGCCGGTACAAGCCTCGTATCAAGGTTTATATCTGACTTTATACCAGCATTGCCCAAAGCTATTTTAATCGCATCCTGTAGGCTTGTGCCTGCCTTGCAGTCTATTGCAATTGGCTTTGGTTTTGCGGTTGAAGTCTGGCTTGCTGTTAATCGTGTGGTAACGATTAAATCCAAAGTTTGCTCATTCCCCTGCCAGTTACCAATAGCCTGCAAAATAGTGCCTTGAAAAACAATTCCATTCCGAATTGGGGAATAATTCGCCTGTTGTGTAGCAAGAGGCAATCCGGGTTTCATCCCGGCCATTATTGCAATATTCTGGAAGTTTAAATTTGAAGCCTTATTGACAAGGCCCAAATCAATTCCCCAAATTTTTATTAAGGCATTCCCTGCCGGAATGTCTTCGGTTACGATAGGAATGTCCATTTCAATATTCAATGCGCCAGGCTTTGAATATCCGCCGTGAATCGTTTTTTCAAAACTTGTAAATTGCATTTTAGCGCCATCGATTTCAAGGATAGCGCCAGAATTATCGGTTATGGTGATATTGTAGAATCTCATTTTATGCTGTTTTTACCATCAATATATAATTTACCTATTGTGGTTTTATTTGTGAAAGCATCAGCAAGTAACATTGCAACTACTGAAATGATTTCCATGAAGGATAATGTGACTGTCATTGGTTTAGTTCCGAGTTAGCGGGGTGATTTGCCTATTGTGGTTTTATCTGTAAAAATGTCTATAATAAGCTTAAGTTTCACAATTTAATCTCTCTTCCTCGTCTACTATCGCATTTACTTTTACTGCACCTTTTGATGGTTCACTTGCCGTATTACACAAGACATCTTCCTGACTCAACCCACTTAGAAAGTCCGACAACCCACTTTAAGGTTATTGTGCTTGTGTTAGAAGTAAGTGTGGCATCGGTCGCACCATTTAAAAGTACATTGCCCGTACCATGTTTTACTACCAAGTCTCTCCCAGAGTTGAACGTCTTTAACACAATCTCTCGTCCATCATCCAGCCCAGTTGTAGAGACATCAAGTATCCTGCCGGCAGAAGAATAAGGTCCAGTTGAAAAAACAGATCCCTGTAAATCAATTGTATTTGAATCTATTACAGTTAATGCCCATTGTCCAGTTGCCTCGGCTACACCACCAATATCTTCCACGCGACAAATGTCGCCAGTAAGGTACCCGTGTCCGGTAACTGTTAATCGAATAAGGCCAACGCCATTATTGATAGCACCCAAAACCGATTGCTGCTTATTTGGACCAAAAATGCTATCAACATCGTCAGTTACGGCTGTTGCATCATGTGTATCTTGGACTTGATATTTGTTGGTACAAGGCAGCCCTCCATAAACTACGCGCAATGGAGTTATCGGGTAAGAAATAGGGACTGTAAAATTAATACCATATGTGTTATTCCGCATTTCGATATTCCTTGCTCGGCTCCATGTGGTGCCAGCTAATGTTACAGCGATAGTTCCTGTTGATGTTCCTCCTACAAATTCACACCCATCTATAATCACCCCATTGCACTCTGTAATAGAAATCGCAGCAGTTGTGATTGCATAGTTTGATGCAAACTTATTATTGTAAAATGCAGTGTTGCTAGTAAGATTATTCGTAATAGATATATAAGGGTCGGCACTCTCAAAAGAACAAGTATTAAGTGTTACCTGTTCGGCGGCAGAAATCTCCAATGCAATACCTTGATTCCCTACAGATAGGGCATTAAAGTGGTTGAATGCGCAGTTTGTAAATGCAACACGCCCAGCTGCCCCAGTGTTAAGATCAATAGATGCGTTTGGCGTGGCACCAGTATTAGGTCCATTTTTCACAAAAAATGAATTTGATACGCCAGTTTCAATAACTGTACCGTGCAGATATAGACCTCTCCCACTATTTAATAGTGATGTACACTTGTCGATGTGGAGTTTTTGTACAAATGGGCCAGATGTAGACGTGCCAAAAGCATATATACCATATCTGCCACATCCAGTTATTCGAACATTATTAATACTTATCGTATCAACAAATGTTCCGGCAGTAGTTGTCCCAAGCGCGATACCATCGTTAGCGACCCCGCCTTGACCAATGATTTGACAATGTTCAAACCCAATAAATGTCGTGGATATATTTAATGGAGTTGCAAAAACTGGCGCATTTATCGCGGCTGTAAATTTTGTCGCGTTTTCCCCCGATCCACGAATCAATACATTTGATTTAATAGTCCAGTTTCCAAGAAAGTTTCCTGGCGGGGCATATAAAGTTCCTATACCGGCAGAATTGCAGTAGTCTATTGCTGTTTGGATAGCTTCCGTATCATCTGTTGTACCATCACCAACTGCACCGAAATCCTTTACGCTAACAACATCCCTATTCTTATCCTGCAATGTCCTTGCTACTGCCCCGATTCCAGATTGGATAAAACCAATAAGAGAAGCGCCGCTACTTGGCGAAAATATCGCTTTTATATAAGTCGTTAAATTATCAAATGTGAAATTTGTAAGAACGCCAGTTACGCTATTCCAAAATGTTATTTTATCCGCGTCTATCGGGACTGTCTTTGGCGTTGTTGAATATGCCGTATCAAGCATATTTCCGATAGTTGATTTCTCTACGGTTGTCGGGGTTCCAGCTTGTTGAACAACGATGGTATCGGCAGTCGTTAACGCTCCGGCTGTTGGTAGTTGATTGGGAAATAAATCTGCCATAATGATGATTCCTTAATGTATTCTTAAATATGAACCGGATGCAACAAGTAATTTTGATTGAACGTAACTTGCATTAACCGATATAACCAAATTTCCTGGGCCATTTTGTATTGCTCTTACATTCAAATCATTTGTCGTTCTTGGCGTTGCCGAAATTTCAAATTGATTATTCTTTGTTCTATATACCAGCGTACTTGTGAAGTATCCATTCGTCAATGATATATCGTATTGCGAAGGGCTTCCGACCATTGGCCGCGAAACAATCAGTGCGCCTTGGGTCGAATATATGTTTACATAATACCGTTGTCCGAATAGGTTATATGTAACAACGACATTATACTGAACGCCATCAAAGACAGCTTGAAACTGAAACGGGTTATCTTCTGTCGGTTCAAAATCAATAAAATCTGTCATGGTGTTGCCACTCCGTCCCATGTTGTGCCTGATTTCGCGCCATTTGTCATTTTCTGTAACAGTGCATTCATTTTTGTTTCTGCTTCTGCCAGATTGATTAAAGGCTGAATGAAGTCGATTTGCCAATCTGTTTGCTGATGTTTGCTTTCGCCTGACGTAATATCCTTGAATCCTGTCATGATACAGCCAGAATACACGAATGACGGAGTAACTACGGTATATGATCCGCCGTTAAAATTATGATTGTCTAAAGCCGTTTTCAGTGCGATAGCTGTCAATGTCCTGGTTACCATAGCACCCTTCAATCTTGGGGTGCAATTCATCCTCATGGAAATATTAAGCGGTTGTGCGATGATCGCATTTGCGGCGGTCTTTTGATTTGCAAATGGGTAACTTCCGATTTGATTATTGTGTAAAGTCGCACCAGGTAACGGGTAAAACGTTGCAAAAAAATCATCAAGATTTAAATTTATTTTCCCGTTTAAAATTCCAGACTGAAAATTAAGCGCCTCAGTTATTGCAATAAGCGGAAGTATTTTTCCAGGAACAAAAGACGCAATCCCATCTGTCAAAAAGATAGGCGACTTTTCAAAAGCAAGCTTATATATTGAGTTTCCAAGGTTCATAAATCACCTATTGCGCGGCCCATGCACTTGTTGCCGGACTTGATCCGGGTACAGCATGAACAGTTACATCAACTTTTATATTTGACCCTGCATGTTTTGGCATTGATTGTGCCGGGCTTCTTGGCGTATACGAAAATGCTTCGTCATATGCTTTTTTAATCTGTGGAGTAGATTCGAGAGTTTTTACTTTTTCAGCACCTTTTGACCCGTCTCCAAGCCATCTGCTTAAAAAGTCAGCCGTATCGCTCATAGCTTTCCCGATTTTCTGCATTTCTTCCAAGAAGTTCCTGAAATCATTTGAGAACTCTTCGCTTGTCAAATAATTTGCGCCACGCTCTAAAGCTTTCCCGCCGCCAGAAATCAAATTTTTTATTAATGGGCTTTGCATAATTGTCGCGGCAGCTTTCGCAAAAGCTTCAGAAAGTTTGGTCAATCCAGGCAATAACGGCGTTAACGCCTTGACGAATACATTTTCGATTTTTTCTTTCGCTGCGTCTAATGTGCGAGAAAAATTCGCATAAGCATCTTGTGTGCCTTTTGACAATTCAAGCATCCTTTTGTTTGATTCGTAGCTTTTTTGTAATTCGTCAATATTTGTATGGCTTAATTGTTTGATCGTGTTGAAATCAAGCTCGGGGGCAAGCGTTTCCATTACCTTGGATTCAGCCCCCTTTGGCGCTGTCTGGTACGCTGTTTGAACGGCTTTCAGGAACGGGCCAAGGATGTCTGAAGGTGCTTTCCCTTGCCATTGTTCTTCACCCATGCCGAGCCGCCTGAATGCAACCCCGCCGCTTTCTTTTTCTTTGGCGAAAGTTTCAAGCAGCGATTGAACTCCTCCCTCTCCGCCTAAAGCTTGTCCGTATGATATTCCTGCGGCTTTTGCGCCCCCGTAGGTGCTTCCCGTTCGCATGGCGTTAGATTGCCCAGACGATACCGCACCGGCTAATCTAGCGATGCCAAACAGCCCCCCAGCACCCAATACGCCAGATATTAGCCCCATGACAGAACCCCAGCTTAAAAGTGACTTCGTTGCATCCTTGAGATTTCTTGCAACAGCGAGCGTACCCCGGCCAAGCGAAGTCATTACCCTGTCAGATGCCTTGAGCGCAAGCGTCATTTTACCGGCCATTGAATTGGCGGACTTGATTTGATTTGATCCTTCTTTGATGGATGCTACAAATTTTGCGCCAATACTTTGCGTTTTGGCTAAGGATTTGCCGATAGCTCCCCATTGCCCCGGCATTTCCTTCAGTTCTTCGCGGTACTGCTTTACCTGTTCACTGAATTTTTTCCACTGGCCGTCTTGTATTTCAATTTCTACAATGCTTTTTGCCATGTCAAAAAATCCCTTTTAATATCCCCAGTAAATACCTTTGCTTGTACTCATGCGCAGAAGATGTGAATGGAATATTGAACTCTTCAAAATATTCTTGAAATCCTTCATTTGCAATAAAATCTAGGATACAACCCGTGACACTTTCCCCGTCTTTGGTGAAATCTCTATCTCTGTCGATGTCGGCAATGAATTTGCGTATTCCGTAGAGGTCAAGGATGTAATTTGCGTTCCCCATGATCCATTTGCGATAGTCAAAAGATCGTCCCGAACATCCCGCTTTGTCATTGCACAAATTAACATAAAAAAAACGATTCTTTGTTTTGCCTCTTCCCAATCTGATACATCTATCAATTCGCGTTTTATCGCAGTTTCAACGGGGAAAGTTTCCCAACCATTTTCGCCAAGCGCAAGAACGTTCGTCAAACGGGATATTTCATTCATTAGGCCATTTTCAACACCCTCCGGGCCTTCCCATTTGCTCATGTCCCTGGCGACCTCTTCCAGTGTCATTGCAGCGATTTTTGGGCCGGTTACTTCCATTCCTGCGGTGAGCAACTTCGTGAAAGTTGAGCAAATCACAAAATGATATTTTTTGAATGTCTCAAAAAGCAAAGGCGCAGAATGAAAGATCGTTTCCCCCTCATCGCCTTCGACTGGAACAACCAGATTTAATACTTTATTTATTTTCATAGGTTATACAAATCGCCGTTGACTTGATAAGCGCCTGAGAAGTGGATCACAACCCCAGCATCCTCGCCATTTTGTTTAATTGCATCGACACTTTTAATTGAAACGTTCGTCAATGCATAATCAGAATATGCCGAGCTATCCGAGCGAATCACAACATCGCCAAGGGTAGAAAGTTTTTCCCAACGCTTTTTAAAACGATCACCAAGGGCATTCGTGCGTAATACATGGGCAGAAAATTCCATGATCTGATACGGCTCGGGCGAAGTGACCAGCCCCGTTGCCGTTGGAATGACATGAGTAATGTCACCCTGCGGGGTCAACGTAATCATATCCTTACCCATGAATGCCGGGGTAATGTTCAAATCAGGATGATCGGTAAAGCTGATCGTTGCCCGAAGTCTATTAATTGTTCCTTGATTGACCGGAGTTGCCATTTGTTCCCCCTTAACCTGTCACGAAATCAGTAACGTTGAGCGCAAAATTGATAGCCTTGAATCCTCTCGCCGGTACTGCGCTCAACGAAAGGCCGTCATATCTACCAATTGAATAATACGATGGATTGTTTGCCGTGTAGGTCACAAAATCAATCGCATTGACAATTGGCGTTGTGGCCGTGCTTAAAAGCATCCCGTAACTGACTGCGCGATTCGCGGTTTGCTGTGCGCGATTCTGCAAACGATTAATTCCAAGCTGGTTGTAATACAGCGGATTAATAGCCGTGTTGCTGCCGTTTATAATCTCGTTCGCAAGATCAAGATGCAGATTTGTCTGTACCCAATCCACAGCATACCAGTAGCTAAAATCGCGCCCGTCCCCTGTTGTTCCCCATTTCAAGGTCTTGACATTTGGCAAACCACCTTCTGCGCCTGTGTCTGTATAGTTGATATAAGCCGCTTTCAGGTTCGTTGCATCCAGTGGCGTGATTGGATATGCGACAGAGCCGTAGATGTAACGGAAAGCAAACGGGGCCAGCTTGTTTGTTTCGCTTGGGCTTGATCCAAGTACCAAAGCAAACATATCAGCAGCCGGGGCCGTTGTAATCGCATCCAATGGGGCTTTTATCCGCATAACAGCGGACTTCATTCCAAGGAATTGAGAATAATTATTCACACATGACATCGGTTCCGATCCGACAGTTTGGGTATTGTTTACGGTATAAGTACCCGTGCCACCCGTACCGGATATCAATCCAGTAATCACAGTATTTGCAGTTACTCCAAGCCCTGTAATTGGGCTTCCTATCGCCAAATGGCCATACGCAATTGCAGAAACTGTCAACGTTGTACCCGCGATAGTTCCGGTAAAGCTTGCGTCACCGGTGACATGGAAAAACGCATAGAATCGAGAAGTTGTGCTTGTGTAATTATTCAGGAATGTTGCAAATGATGCATCTGTTGCCCAATTGTCAGGACAAAGAGCAGCATAATAAACGCCTGGGTTATTCGTCAGGAATGTATTCAAATCAGCAACGCCACCGGCAATAGTGTTTGTTCCACCACCGGCCAACGTTGAACCAGAAAGCGTTATTCCTGCGCTTGACTTCGCCAGCGTATATGAGTTTCCGGCTGTGCCAGCAAGTTTTGACGTGGCCGTAATCACAGTACCATTGCGTGAATATGTCAACAGATACAAGTTGGCATCAATTGACGCAGTAAGCAAAGCCAGTAAATTTGTGGCGGTATTTTCCGGCAATGCTCCGACCAGAACTTGATTTCCAGATGGATTCGCTGCAACAAAAGTAATCGCCGTACCCTGAATGGTCAAGGTGTCAGCCGCAACACCGCCAGAGAATGTGGCCCCGCCAACTGTGATATTTGCGCCTACTTTTGCAAGCGTGTACGCATTACCGGCAACGCCATAAACTCGCGATGTGATCGTTGTAACGTTCAATGTCGTGCTGTATGTCATCAAGGCCAAGTTCACATCTGCGGAAGTCTGCAAGAATGCTTGCAGGTTCGCCGATGTGACATTGTTGTTTGCGCCGATCAATACCTGGTTACCTACTGGCGTACCAGAAACGAACGTAATCAGCGTTCCTTGAATCGTAACTGTATCAGCCGGGGAAACGTTGCCCGCCGCAATGGTGATTGTATTGCTTGCCTGTACGCCGGGGCTTGCATTTCCTGTAAATGAAACAGTTCCGCTTGCGCGTGTTCCAGCCGTGCCAAGCTCAAGCACATAAACTGCAATGTTCGCCTGATTGTTTGCTGAAAAGGTTGTGTATTTTGCTTGCAGCTCTGTTACGACATCACTTGGCGATGCGAGGATCGCGGTCAAGTCTGCTTGTGATGCAATGAGTTGTTTTGTTCCAGCGGTGAGCGATGTTGCTCCCTGTGAAACAATAATACCGGTTTGCTGAAGGGCGCTGGGTGCGCCCGCAAGCGTTTGGGAAACTTGGATATTTACAATATCGTTTGCAGACATTTTGCGGCCTCCGTCATGGGAACCGTCAGAGCCTATGCGCTGGCGGCTTGCTTCTGCCTCACGGCATGAGCGTTAAGACTTAATTATATTTTACTGCAACAACGCTTGAAGATGGATCAAGAACAATTCCGCTTGACATAGGCCAGTCAACATCATAATGGCCGACAGTTGCGGGAATGGTGAATACTTTATTTGCCGCTGCGCCTGTTGCAACGGTTGCCGCGTCATAAACAGAGCCAACACCACTTGCAGAAATAACATTGATTGAAACAAGCCGAGTTGTTCCAGCTTTTACAACAGAAGAAGCGCCGGAAATGTTATTCGTTGCCAGATTCCCTTGAGATCCAAGAAGCTGGCCGGTGTTATCCAGGTTCATCGGTGCAGAAAATCCAAGCACGTTATTTGCAACATAAGACGCCAATGGGGATTGACCGGCAACCGCGATGCCAACAATTGCAAGCCCTGCGAAAACAACCAGCAGCGTAAAAAGATGTGTGATTTTTTTCATGATGCGAGTTCCTTTTAATGGTTACAGAATTTTATTCGTGTATTTTCATAAGCGTGTTGATACTACCACCAATGAATTAAAAAATCTATCAAACAACATAGAATTGCGCGTTTGCAGTTAATATCAATTGCCGGGCAATTGCAAGGGCGCGATTCTGATAATAATTAATCTCAAATTCAATGCTTTTTTTCTGCGCGACAATACCAAGCTCAGACTGGCCCCTTTTTTCATCCTGAATGATCGGCATATTCTGGATGCCTATTTCGCCATAATCTAACGAATACTTGAAAACATAGTCTTGATAATCAAGTGCTTCGTTATTTCTCAGCCCGTACATAATCACTTTTACTTTTTCAGTTATTAATTGATTGTGTGACGAATTGCTTTCAATATATGGGGCTGACTGAATGGCCTTTGTATCTGTAATTTCGATTGCAGCATACGGGGGTAATATATTCGAGGGAACAAGATTCGCCGGATAGATTGGCATTTTTGCATTCAGAGATAGCCAAATAGGAAGGCTGTTCGTTGCTATAGCCGCCCCAAGGTCAACCGGATTTCCTGGATTGTCGATGATCTGCGAATACATCGCCGGGTAAATTGCATCACCCCGGTAATGGTACGTTCCTGCATTCTGATATTTATTGCCCTGCGAAGTGAAAGCAAAGCGGATTAAATCAATACCGCCAATATACGTCACGTTTGACGCGATGGAATTGAACTGTTGGATTTCTTCTTGCGTTGTAAAGACTACCTTGTTTATGCCGATTGTTTCGTCTGTTCGCTGAAGTTGATCTGTTGCGTAATGCAATGACCCCCTGACAATCAAAGGTGCGGCCAACAGGTCTTTAACCCAAAACACATACCCGTCAATCGGAAGCACTGCACGGGTGTATTTATGAAAAGTAACTTCTTGATTCCCTGAAACCGTGGTGATGCCTGCATCCAATTCTGATTGCATTTGCGTTTTCGTTAGATTCTCGGTTACTTTTGCCATTATTCAGCCACCCATGCCCTGAAGTTATTTCGATACAAGCCAGAATCAACGAAAGTCGTTTTATGCGTTACTTGCCGATATTGCCGTTTTTTCCTTGCCCCGGCCTTTGGTGCTGACTTTGCTTTTGTCTGAATTCCATGCTCTTCATTATCAATGAATTCGTTAAATCTATCCTCAATGTTTGACATGGAAGAGCCAAATACATCAAGGCTTGACGGTGCGCCAGCAAGTATATTTTCCAATGCTCCGGCAACTCCATCCTCAATAAATTCAGCAATCTTGTCAGAGTTCTGATCTGCAAATATCTGCATCACATGAAACTTGCTTTCCAGTATTTCCGCAACGTCCCCGGTTTCCTGATCGCTATCTGCATAAGGTATTTCAACAACCCCAAGATGCAGAATCACGACATCCCCCATACCGGGCCAATACGTTGGGCATAACTCAAATATGTCCGGCCCCAAGGCGTTTTTATATACTGCAAATCAGCCATCGTGAGGTTTTTCATAAAGTCAGGTATCAACATCGATGAACTTGTACTTTCGTCCGAAGCGGACTGAATAACGCCTGGAACAAATCCATTGATATTAAAATTCTTGCGTTGATCCGCAAAAAATGTTTGCCCTGTTTGATCGGATGCAAATTCAATCAAGTTCGCGCCGCCAAGATTATAAACAGCAGAATCATAAATCAATGGCGAAGCCTGCTCGATTGGCGCATATACGAGAGCAACAGACAGATTAAAGGCCGCGTCAATATCCGTAGATAAGTCGGGCAATTGCGCGACTGTTATGCCCATTGAGTTACGAATAAACGCCAAGAAGCCCGCACGATTTGCCATGATAAGCCCTTATTTTTTCTTGCCTTTTACTGCAACTTGAATTGTCTCATTGATTTGTGCATCTGATTCCTGAGAGCCTTTTGCGCTTTCTTCAACGATTGACATTTCAACAGCCTTGATTCCTGAGCCGATCTCTTCGGCATTTTGTTCAATCTGCTGGCTATGTGCGGCGGCGGCTTCTTTGCGTTGCTCTGCGCTTTGCTCAATCAGTGCCGAATCGTTCGTTTCAAAAGTACCCTCGATAGCGGTTGCAGATACCGGCTTGTCAAAGCTGTAAATCAGGCCAACGAAACCTTTATGCCTCAAAGCTTCGTCTGCCGAAATGCAAAATGGCTTTGGCGAATCTGTATGCTGCGCAAGAATACCCTCGAGAATTTCTTTTGATGCATCCTGATAAATTACAATCTGCTCACCTATACCGATACGCTGCTCAAACAGGCGGGCAAATTCTGGAATTCTGTATCCAAATTGCTGGATATGTTTTGTTGTGTTTGCAATAAATAATTTCATGTTTTACCCCTTAAAAGTGGAAAAATCCCGCCAATTTGTGTCAGCGGGATTTTATGTTACCACTATTCCATTAATAAGTCATGGATGCGATAGTTAATGCTTCAGGGCGTACCGACCATCCCGAAGTGCAGCGCAATTCACTTACCACGTCAATCGCACCACCAGGCAATGGCGTTGGAATTTCACGAGGAGCTGCCATGTCGCACAACATCATATTAACCGCATCGAGGCCGGGGGCCATTTTTGCGAATTCGTTGGTATTAATGCGGCTACCTTCGGGCTTTTTGACTTCGGGAATCGTAATCAGAATTGCATCACGTCCGCCTGCACCCTTGCCGATCAATGTGTCGTCAAACACAAATTCGACAGTATCGCCACTCATGCCAGCCTGCAACTCAACAACCGCCGCAATCGCTGCCGTACCTGCGCCCTCGCGTTGATACGAAGTGGTTTGAACGATGCCTTGATATTCCCAGCTACCCAATACTCTTTGAGGGCCGAGAATAACAATACGAGCAGGCATACCCAATTGCATGGTGCGGGTCTTGAGGGCTGAAATCTGCGCCAGCAAGAACAGCGCCATTTGGCCGTTGTCGTAAGTCTGTACGGTGGTATGGCCGTTTGAATCCGCTGGCAGGGTGATTGCTGTTGCGCCATTGGTATTCAGCAAGCCTTCGCCGTTTGTCGGATTAAAACCATACAGCAATGCCTGGCGCATTTGCTGGAAGATGCCTTGACGCATACCCAAACGCTGCGCCTCAACGATAGATGCACCCCATTTGCCCATCGCTGCGGTGTCGTGGTGATCGTATTCGGCACGGGTGCGCAGTAGATAGGTCGGAGTGCTCATCATGCTTGCCACAATCGATACGCTCGGCAATTGGTTTGAAGCCGCCTGACCTGCAACCGCTTTTGTGCGAATATCAAACTTTTTGATATACACATACAGGTCGCCATCAGACAGTCGCGCCATCGGATCGCTACCCGCCAAGGTATCGAATGCGCCCGAAACTTGCTGATATTGAAGCAAGATTTCCGGCATGATGTACGAGGGGTTAACCTGTACGAAACTTGTTGTAATATTTCCCATGTCTCTTGCTCCTTAGATCAAAATGATTGCTGTTGATCCGGCATTGTTCCAGTTTGCCAGATTGTTGATAGGATCATAAGTAACGATCTTGCTGTTACCCAAATCAACGGAAAGAACTTTCACATTCAGCGCACCGATACCCTGATTGAGTACGATTGTGCCAGCAAGAGAGCCAGCACCATAAGCACCGGCTGCGGCTGCAATCTGGAAACTGAACACTGTATTGCTTGTGAATGAAGTCACAATTTGATTCGTGTTCAGTGTTGCAAGTGCTGCGGTTCCGCCAGTGCTGCTGATACCAGACAGATTGATCGCATCGCCTACCGCCAGAACGTCCGAAGGTGCTGCGGCCACTACTGCGAAAGTCCACAGACCAGTCGTTGCGCTGTAACTTGCTGTTACTGAAGTCACGCTGACTGTTGCTGTTGAAGCGTTGTAAGCTTGAAGACGCTGGTTGTTGAAATCCCATGAAACTTGCTGATTAATCAAGCCACCGTTTGCAGCTACCAGACCAGGTTCGCAAGCAACCGCAATTCGTGCGCCAGAACCGAGGCGATAAAAAGGAATGCTTTGATTTGCGCCCGCTGTCGGCACTTGGCTTTGAGGTGTGGTGATCCATGCTGCCGCCTGATTGAATACCGAGAATCCGGTAATGCCAGCGACTACAGTTGCGCGGGCAACGCCGTTGCCGAGTGCGTTACCGCTACCATTTGCAAGATATTCACCGATTGCAATGCCGCCCCACATAGGCAGGGTTTCGCTTGAAAGAAGCGGCCCCATTGCCAGCGCATTGCGAATTGCCGGATCATCAAGGGCCACGCCCTGAACATAACCTTCGGACTGGACAGAAAAACTTCCCGCGCCATTCGAGGTCAACATTGGTTGTAAAGAAACTGAATTTGCCATGTCTTTTGCTCCTATATCTTAATGTGGTCGATTGGCCGGATTAATGAATATTGCCCTTGTTGATTCCGGTAAGGCGGCGCTTGGGAGCCTTGAAAGCATTGGTCCATGCGCTTGGGCTGCCTTTGAATTCCGTAATTCTGCGGCCAGCCATATCAGTGCGGACAGTTTCAACCAGCATACCGACAGGAACTTGCGCGGGGGAATTGGCGGCCTGTAACGCATCTGCGTAAATACCTTTTTCCACAACATCAAGCACGGAATCATCAGCAATCGCGGAAAGCTTCACTTCTTTGAAAGAAATGCTATGCGGTTGCATTTTGCTCAATAGTCGCTTGCGATAGCCAAGCAGGGATTCTCCTTGCATTGGGCGAGGTGCGGAATCACCGAATGCAGCATAGACAGAATCAGCCTTGCATTGTGCATCGGCCATTTTTGCCTGCTCTTCTTCGGGCTGAGGTGTGGTTTTTGCCTCAAGCGCATCCATGCGTTTTGAGATTTCGGAAATTTCCGGGGACGGTACTGCGTTATCTGCAACAGCAGGGGCCGCAACAGGATCAAGCGCCGGGGTCGGCATTGAGGCAGGGGCCGCATCTGCGCTTGCTTCGGCAGTTTCGGCAACTTCAAGCGCACTCATTCGAGCATCAAGTGATTTCAACAGGGCCAGAACTTCACCCATCCCGCCATCCGTTCCAGCTTCGTCTTTGCGCACTTCTTTTTCAGGGTTCAATTCAGGCATGTTTGATTCTCCTTTAATGGAACAGGGCAAATCGCCAGAATCGGCCCTGCTTGTTTCCGCTATCTCAGCGTGTACGATACTGCTCTTTACTCCTGACGGTTCCCCGCCTTTGTCCCAAACACCTGCATCGACGATCGCAAGGTGATCCAGCAATGAAGGTTTCCCCTCGATCAGAAGATGATTTCCATCCCCTAAATCTATTTTTTCGTTTTCCTCATGATCACGAAAAACAACCGCTGGCGAAGTGCTTAATTGATTTTCCGCCATTATCTTTGCGGCGGCATCGTCATAAATCTTGGCTACGCCCCAAACTTCCGACCCTTTTATGTATGGTAGCAGAATAGTTCCGACAATCCTATCTGAAAACTCTTTGGAATTCAAGGCATCTTCAATCGGATGTTCAAAAATAACCGGCAACCCTTGGCATCTGGTCAAAAATTCATCATTCAAATAGATTGACGGATCTCGGAAAACATATTCATCATGTTTTTTTCGATACGAAACGCCTGTACCGGAAATTCTGAGGTCAAACAGCGTGATATTTCCGTATTTCTGGGGCGAATCAAGCTCTTTGCTCTGTATCTTATAGGCCACATCAAGCTCGGTTTCGTTCGCGTCTTTTCGGCTTTCGCGCTTGAACCCCAGCATATCACTTACGCCAGGATGCAGATTTAACCTTTCGGCCTCATCAATCCCAACCCATGAGAATGCATCATGCTCTTCATTTAATACTGGCTTGAATTGATCCTGTGAAATACTTGTGAAGGTTGTAAAATCAACGTTGTCTTTGATCGACTGTGAAAGTAACTTTAAATCCGAGGGGGTATGTGCGATTTCTTCCTGACATTCCCTGATAGCTGCCTGCTCAGGCGTTTCGCCCTCTTCAATCTTTCCGCCAGGGAAAGCCCACGTTCCCGAATGATCGCCCTGCGCACGTTTCAACAATAGGATTTTACCGCCAGTCATGAACATAACTCCAGCGGCACAAAGCGCCTTGCCTTGCGAAACTGTATCAGCCCTGACTATTTTACGATCCCATTGCTTTGCTTTTTTCATGGTGCTTCTGCTTCCCAGCATGAGCGAAATTGTTATTTATACATCATTATATGACTAATCACATGACGCGCAACATCTTTCGATGAATCTTTCTTTACGCCTTCACTCGCAAGCCTTTGCGCGGTTGATTGCGGTATGTCGTGTTTTTTTGCAATCGCTGGATCATGCGCGGCTGCGCGAAAGAGTTTATTTTGTTTTTCAGTCCAAGGCATGCAATTCCCCTTTTATCGTTTCACAAATGATCGACCTTTTTCAGTTAACATTGAATCAGGCAAATCCCGAAGATTGTATAAATATTTGTACCTGCATTGACAAAAGACTTCTTCCGCAGGCATGGTGATTTCGTCTGTATATTGCCGTCCATCCAATTTAATCAGCCCTTGTGCTAATGCCCAATTGTCGCGCAATACGAATATATGCCCGTCACGTTCTTTGTGATCTGGCCTGAAATTATATCCTGGCGCACGAAAATGCGACTTCCATACAGCGGCGATTGCGCCTGTTTCAGTTGCAACGATATTCGATAAACTGGCTTTAAACTTCGCCGCCTGGTCAATCATTACCCTACGCTCATCATAGGGCAACGCTTTTAATGCTTTCTTGATGTTGTTTGAAGCTTCCCGCTTTTCGATTGCTTCACTGCCGCCGACAGGAACCGAAGTCGCCCAACCTGAAAACCTCCTGACCGTGCGCGAAATCATTTCTTCCCGGTTTAACTTGATAAGCTGTGCCGAGGCCATTATTCGGCGCTGTAACTCATTCTGAAGCTTCGTTCCAATCTGATTAAACTTCCATGCCGGGATATTATGAACGCGCAACAACCCGCCATTGGTGACTTGTGTTGTGTAGATTGATGTGAGAGTGCGTTTCAGATTTTCTGACGTTATTGCAGTATGACCAGACGCGGCCCTGCTTAATTCTGATTGCCATTTCTGCAATCGTTCCTCGCTGTCAAAACCATGCGTCTCAAAATCCGCAATGGCCTGGCGCAAAACGTCATTGAATGTTTTCATGGTAGTTTTTTAAATTTAATTTTTATTTTTTTCATTTTTTGACTTTATATGATAAGCCCCAAAAGTAACCATTTCGAACAAAATAGGCTTGTTTTTATGCCAATTAATAAGGGTTTGTATGCTCACGCAACTTATTTTTGACAATTCTGCAAGGCTTTTCAGCCCTGCCGCTTTGCATTGTTCGCTTGGGGTCATGCTGCATCCCACCATGATTCATCAACATTACTAGCAGCCTCCTCAACATCCTCGCGAGTGATTATTTTAAATTGGTCGCATTCATTTTCCTCATCATAAATACTGATGTTGCAAGTGGATGCGTTACAAAAATCAGAGTCCCCCACGTAAACCACAACCTCGCCGTACTCATCTCCCTCAAATGCGCGCTCAATTGTTGATTCAACCGCTTTTTTGAACGCACCATATTGCGCGTCCGTGGTGTCGTCCCCGAGGTTTCCACGGCATACGTTGTAGGTAATTTCAGTTTTCATGTTCGCCACTCCTTTTGTTTATCCGGCGTTTCCTGCACCGTGTAAACATTATACTAAAATAGTTTTAGCTTGCAAAGCTTTTAATCAAATAATTTTAATTATTTTTCAGCTTCGGATTTATTTTCTGACTGGTCGCCTTGTATCGGCTCTGGCGGTGTATACGCCTTCAATGCTTCAATATCCAGATTAAGAGGATTCGCAAACATAATCTTATTTTCGTTGATATTATCTGCGGCCCACTCTATCACTACCGCTTTATTTTCAGGATCAAGATGAGGAAGTAACTTTTCAAGGATTGAGGTAATTGCATCCAGTTTTACCTTTTCAACATCCGCTTTGTCTGATTCCGGTTCTTCTTGCAGGCTGGGCCAAATTGCAGAAAAATCATTAACCCATGTATAAAACGCCTGGGTATATCCGATTTTCTCATATTCAGGAAATTGCTTTTGAATGGTCAAATAAAACTCATGGCTCCATGCCCTGCGCTGTACGATATTGTCAAAAAAGTCATAAAGTGGCTGCATGTCTTTTCGTAAGGCATCGATGTATTGCATGGTTGCCTTAAAATCTTCCGTACCATTCGCCAGCGAGTTTGCGTATCCATCAGCCATCAACAGCTTGGGCGGCATATTGGCACTTGAGGCAATATCCTCGATGATGTTTGTTCGTGCCGTTCCTATTGCTGTATCTGTATTGTTTAGATTGAGCGTTTCCACGCTTTCTTCGATACCAATTGAAATCACATTGCCCTGTTTAGCGTCTTTTACCAAATCTCGCTTTTGGCCGAGCATTGAACTCATCAGGTTATCAACGATTGATCCAGGCTGTTTGGTCTTTGCAACCAATACCCCTGCTTTAGTGATTACCAGATCATTTGTAATCATGCTTTGAACGTAACTCTTCAGCGGAAACAATGCTCTTTGAAACACTGACCGGCCAACAAATCCAAATGCAGAATTTGAATACGAAATATAAATAGGTTTTTCGTTCAACACAACGCAACAACGTGACTTGTGATACGCCTTCCCCGCTGCAACCACCGTACCGGCTTTTTGAAAATCAGGGGCATTCGGGTCTTGATTTAAAACCAGACTTCCTGCCGTATTAAGCGGATCAAGAATATTGAAAAATATTTTCAGGTTTGCAATCTGGTCATTAGGTATTGGCCTGTCTGTTGATACATCTTCAGCGCCAAGAACGACCGCAGAGATACCGTATATCCGCTTTAGGTGCATTGCATTGGCGATATGCTCATCACACTTAAGCTTGTCCCATTCTGTCCAGTATGCCTCCTTGACTACATCTTCCGGGCTGCTTGGGATGGAAACCTCTCGCCGCTGGCTCATCGCAACAGTCACGGGAGCCTCAACCATTTTTGCACCCATTGGGTGAAACGTATAAATGGTTTTGCAAAGCTGGTAACTCGGTTCGCTTCCTGGCTCAATATCGTCTGACATTAAAAGATGTGACAGGGAATTCCCGACAGACGACCCGCTTACTGTTAAATTTGCCATGATTTTTTCCTATTAATATCCTGAAGAATCGCCAAGGCCAATACTTATGCCATAAGTGAAGGTATCAAACAAGTCATCAGCCTGATCTTTGACCCCGATCCTGAAACCGCAAACCTGTGCAATAAAATGATTTCTCGTTACGCCTTTGAAGTTTATCACCTTATCAAATGCGTGTCTGCTTATCCTTATCAATCCTTGATGCACATATCCTGATACGGAAATCGCACGGGCGTCTTTCCCCGCCGCTGTAAGTTTGCCATCTATAGCCCTGCCTGGTAGCCCCCTGCGCTCTGCCTGCTGAATCAATATAGTTCCGGTCTGCTTATCCTCAATGAATGCCCCCAATGAACCATGGCGGGCTTTGTACTGCGTTGCAAGCTCTTCACATCTTCGGTATACGCTCGGCATCCAGTTTTCAAGTAAATCCCCTTTTATCTGGACAATATCCCAATCCAGCACAACCAGCCGGAAACCATGAAATTTTGATACAGCAAAATAGGTTACTGCCGTTCCATCATGCTCAAGTCCATCCTTTACCGCCGTATCGACTATAGCGTAAACGGCATCTGGGTTCATTGTTGGGTCTACTGGAAATCCATTTTCAAGCAATGAATCAAGCGCAAAGAACGCAGCGCCTTTCCAGTCTACAAAGTTTGCAAGATACTCTTGCGAGTAAACAAGAGGGGCATTTTCGTTTACCAGCTTTGCAAGCTCATCTTCCGGCAAATAGGGATTTGTATGCGTTGGCGCATGGTATTCAGAGAATCCTAATGTTGGATCATTGCATAACTGCCAAAAGAAATTGTCAGGATCGTCCCCGTTTGGAGTTGAAGCCGCCATTGCGCTACCACCATAATCCAGCAATGAAGGCTTAATGGATTTCTCCCATATACCACGCATGTCTGGGCCAGCGAATGCGACCTCATCCAGCAAGACTTTATGATACTTCCTTGATCGCCCGGCCCTTGGGTTGTTTAATGTCCAAAAATCAATGCGGCCCCCAGTAATCAGCCTAATGACCCCATCAATTTTTGAGGCCGACCGAATTACAGGATGCAAAATTTCCCTGATTTCGTTATATGCTTCTGATTGAATCTTGTAGTCCGGCGTAAACCAGCCGATTGATTGCCCTTTTGTTGCCCCATCTCCGGCAATTGTTTTCAATAAGTCAGTCTTGCCCCATCTCCTCCCGCAGCGAATTGCCTTAAACCGTTTGCGCATCATATATGCTTCAACCTGTCCAGGATGAAGCACCGGCAGAATAACTGCGTCCGGGTATGTTTCCCGGTCATTCATACGGCACTTCCGGCAAACCTCCAATAATCCGTAATGGCTTATCTTCCGGGGGAGGGGGCGGCTGTTTCGTGGCGATTTCAAACAGCTTCATCGGCTGTTTTGCGGATTCGTTTGATGCGTCTTGCAATACCATTGCCTTGTTTAAAGTTTCCTTGCTTTCGCTATCGAGCAAAGCGGTAGTTTCAAGCTTGCTTAAATGGTTATGCGCCATAGCCGCCAGTTTGTGCGCGTTCTGGGCGCTGAATTTACATGAAAGATTTAACTGCATTGTAATTTCAAGCAAATCGTTTTTGTGGTTATAAAATAAATCCCGATCCGATTGGCCTGCAATTTCAAGCAGATTTCTTACGACAGGATCACGAAGATCGTTTTCAAGTGACTTTTCAGCCGCCTGCTTAATCATTCCAACAGGAAGCCTGGTTTCCCCCCCCTCCTGCTTTGCCAAGTGCTTCATGCGCTGAATCACTTTGGGATCAACACCATAATCCCTTGCAATATCAGCCATCGTATCGCCCCTCATAAGTCGGGCGCGGATTTTTTCTCTCTCGCCTTCGGGGATTTTGCTCTTTCGGCCAACTTTCTTTTTCGGTGTATTCATCGCTAAACTATAGCAGAAAGGACAGTCTTGCAGATAAATTGCAAATCTCTATTCCAAAAATACAATATATGTATTTGATTTTATTATCATAAATAAATTTGTCCTTTTTGTCCTTTTCAAGACAAATAAAAAGATATTCTGACAACGCTTTAATCTTTCACGCTTAATGTATTACATTAACTTTGAACCGCATTATTTTAGGCTGTGTTATAAATACATATTCGTCAAAAATCAACGATTTATAATATAAAACGTGATTTAGACGGCATAATTTATATATTATAAGGCCGCCTAATACTTGTTGTGCGTCATTGCAGTGGCGCGCAGATAAGTTCGCCACGCCATGCAGAATGCCCGGCCTTGCCATGTTCTCTGCACTGTGATTGGATGTCCCCTTCATGCGCAAAGGCTCCGAGGAACATTAAAAACGCAGCACCGATTACTATAAAAATAAACTTCATTTTTCACCTCTTCGTTAAAAATGACGCACAACCCTACAATCCAGCGGGACTTCGCTAACGCTCAGCCCCTGATTTCTGCGTTATACATACAGTGCCAAAGGGTACAATTTACGCACCTCATCTAAATCAAATTGCATTGATGCGTTACCTACCCACTCAAAATGAGCCTTTTGTAATCTGTTTCGAGTGACACGCACTAATGATGTTGTTATCCACGTTATAGCTTGTGAACCCAATACAGAGTCATTATGTTGCTGGCAAAATTTTATATATTGAGTTTTCATGTATAACTTTCCGTTCGAGCGGACTGGCCGATAAACGCCTCGTCCAGCCCCTCAACTACACGTTATGCCCCGTATGGTGCCCCAAGTTTTTCCGCCGCTTTATCGAGTTTCGTAAGCTGCCGCTGTGCGCTGGCGTTGAGCGCTTTTATACAGCGCTGCCCAACTGGGTCTCGCATCGCTTCAAGAATGCCAATGCAGACCCCGCCCAATTCAATCTCTCGCGCCGCATCCTGAAAGTCACGAAGATGTTTGCGTCTTGTTTTAGCGTCCATTCAGTTCTCCGATTAAAGACGGGGCATAACCCGTCATTGTTGCGGGACGCTGCGCGCCCCAAAATTCATGCGTTGTGCGTCAAAATCCGCCATGCTGTGCTTGCCACTCGCGGAACCTGCCCATTTCCAAGGGCTTTAAGTCTGTCCATCCTTGCGGCCATCCCATCAACCACTCGACAAATTCCGGGTTCAGGCGGCCATTCTCTTCGCTCACCATCATGGATAGCATAACTTGCTTTCCTGCCGCTATACGCCGTGCTATCGCTGGCGTTGAACGGCATCCCCTGTCCCTGTTGTCCGATGCTTGTGGGGTCGGGTACTTTGCAATCTGATCGTTCAAGTTCCGACTGCGCGCCGGATCGTCCCATCGGCTTGCCTGCCCGCTGCGGTAGTCCCGCGCCTGCGGCGTGGCAAATACTTCCTGCCGTTTCTTGAGCGCCTTCCTGCTGTTGCTCCCGCCGTCCATTCCACCGCATGTCGGCGTATGGAAAAAGCTCTCGTTGTCTGGCTGCAAGCCAGAACCTATCGCGCTGATGGGGCGCTCCCATGTCGGATGCTGAAAGACAACACCATTGCGCGTCATACCCCATCGCGGCAAGATCACCGATGACCATTGCAGCACCTCTTCCCACAAGGAGCGGTGAGTTTTCCACGAACACAAAACGGGGCAATACTTCACCGATAATTCGTGCCATTTCTCGCCACAACCCGCTATGCTCGCCTTCAATTCCTGCGCCTCGCCCTGCGGCTGATATGTCCGTACACGGGAAGCCACCAGAAACCACGTCAACAACTCCACGCCATGGCTTTCCGTCAAAGGTGCATACGTCATCCCAAATCGGGAAAGGCGCGAGAATTTTGTCATTTTGTCTCTGTGCAAGTACGCTTGCGGCGTATGGCTCCCACTCGACTGCGCAAACTGTGCGCCATCCGAGTGAGTGTCCAGCAAGTATTCCTCCACCAGCGCCTGCGAATAAAGCCAACTCATTCATTCCCCCGCTCCGTAGTATTGACGCACAACCCTGCATTCGAGCGGGACAGGCCAGAAGCGGCCTGCCCCTCAATTTGAACGTTGGGCATCACAAACACAGGTTGTGGTGGGCGCATAATTGCATCATCAAAAACGTGTTGTTTTATTTCTGCTAGTTGCTTCATCGCATTGTATGCGAGAACGGTATAAGTATCTTCGGCGCTCGCGCCACGGTATTGTGATGAATCTATCACTGCTCTCACCAATGGGTCGTAGCGCTGTAACCTGAAAATTTCAGCCCTCATTTCTTCCGGTGTTTTAGCATCTTTTACTTGCTCAATCATATTTCTGTTCATCTTTTATCCTTTCGTTGCCCAACCAAACATTCAAGCGGGAATCTCACTGCGTTCGATCCCCTGATTTGGTTTGTTAGGCAATATTCAGATAAATTAAAAAACCAATCACCGCCAATGCAATCACTAAATAACGAAATGGATTAGGAAGTTGAATATTTTTTAAAATTGGTTTTGATTTCGCTGTTTTATTATCCTGGTTATCCAACACATATTTAAAAGCCTTAGCCGCAAAAGTTACATCACATAGCTCTTGTTTAAGCCTGTCAATTTCTACTTGTTGAGCATCCCAAAATGTACGCGCAATCTCAGCTTTTGGGTTTAAATAATTATGCTCGTTTTTGTTTACATCAATCCCGTGCAGCTTCGCAAGAATTTCAAATTTACACATATATCCCCCTGAGAATATACAAGATGCGAAAATCGCATCTTGTTTTAATATTTTGCCGTTGCCTAAATTTTCCCTGATATAGTTTCCGAGTTACAAGGGATTGCACTAAATTTTATTTTGTGAATACACCAAAGGGCAAAATAAACAAGTGATAAAGGCCGTTCTATGATGTGGCTCATGCATCCAAGGCTTTCCACCTCTGACTGGCCCTAATTCAGCTTGAAGGATGTAACTCCCCTATGTCTAATTACTACAACAGCAAGGCAAATACTATTCCGTTTATGGCCGTCAGTCAACACAAATTTAATTCTTTTTTTCGCTCTTTTATTTTTTGTTTATATGTTGAAATTATGCCTTGATAAAACTCAATTGTATGATGTGCCGGGGGATGTGGTTTTTCAAGTTCTTCGACTTTTTCAATTCCGATTTTTTTTATCAGATTTGGCCTGTATCCTGCGCTTCCTACGCCTTTGTTGTAGTTGTTACAGTACACGCATTGCTTGTGAATATTATCTTCATGAAATGCAAGTTCTGGCCTTATGCTTCGGGCTAAATAATGTCCTGCATCATAAGCATTCCTATGTTTCCCGCATGAAATACATGGCTCAAAATAATCTCTCAATTTTATCCATAAATTTATTATATCCTGCGCGTCAGATTTCCATTCCCCCCTGCGCTTCATTTTTAACTTTGCTTCCCGATATTCCTTACGGGCTTCTTTCTTCTGTAAAAGTTCCTTTTTCTCCCTGAGAATTCCGGCCCATATTCCTGCACATTTCGGACTGCAAACGCTTTGCAATGGAGTTCTTGGCTCAAATATAGCCCTGCAATACGGTACTTTGCATTTTTTATTTTTCATATTCCACGCAAGATATTTGAATGAACTACGCGGATTTCAAATAATCCAGGGAATTCAGGATTAAGCAATAAAAATAGCCTCGCCAAATCTGCCGAGAAATTATTGTTTATTTTCCATTCCCCGTTTCCAATTTCACGCAACTTCGTTCTGTATCGGATATTTTCGATAATCATTTTTGCGCCAATTTTTTTAAATCCATTTGCCGCGAATCTTTTTGCGTCTTGCTCAAAGTGACTATAAATCTCATGGTTGTTGCAGGCCCATATATAAAAATCAGGTCTGAAAATTGGTTCGTTCAGTAATATTGCTGACTTAATCTGTTCTTGTGTACTTGGCATTGTTCCCCCGTTTTTCTTTCCATTGAGTTTCAAATTGAATTTTTACTTGCTCTGCCTGTTCATTTCCAAACTTCTTGGCCCATCTATCCATCCATCCCCTGCGATTATTAATATCGTGCTGGGTAAATAAAAAACGGACTCTGCAACAGATATTTGAAAAGTCGTAGTTCCCGTTGTCTGTTTCGCACCAGTGGCATGTCATACGTTAATCCTAGTTACATACTGGCAAATATCCCGCGCAGTGCTTTCGCCACAATTAAACTCTTTGGATAGAGTTTTGTAGCTAACCACATAGGGGATATACCGCTTTCGCATTGCAATGACTTGGGCATCAGTCAGTTTGGCCTTTTGATGCGATTGCCCGCATCTGTGGCCGGATGGGGAACGGGTCATGCGAACATGTCCATTGTTCCTTTTTTCGCATCTTGCATATTCTTTTTGGCAAGATCAAAGTAACTTTGTTTCAATTCGCTGCCGATGAATCTGCGACCCATTCCTACAGCTACATAACCTTCGCTGCCAACTCCAGTAAACGGACTGAATACAAGATCACCTGGCGCAGTCCAAAGATGCATAGCACGTTCAATCACATCAAGTTGCAATGGGCATATATGTTTTTGGTCATCATCGTCACGGCCTGATTTAAAGTTGAGTGTACGCGATTGATTAATATCCATCCATACAGGGCTTGCGTATTGTTGCCATAATCCGACTTCAAGAATGTTTTTACACTCAGTTTCATAGTCCAATCCTTCTGCCTTGCATACATCCGCACATTCTTCTGCGTCACGATAATGCCTCACAGCCTTATCATTTTGTCCTGGCTTGCGCATGGTAACCAAATAATCAGCAATCCCTTGGCGGCTCATTGAGCTATCTTTGCGAATGGTCTTATGGAGCAATCCAAGTGCCTTTGTGCGTTGCATAGCAACTACAGGATCTTTCCAAATACATACCTCGCTATGGTAAATCCATCCTGATTGTTGAAACATGCGAATAAGATCGCCACGGAAATCACGGATTCCGATATATCCATCATTTACTTTTGAAGTTGGCAAATTCATACAGTGAAACGAAAGCAATCTTCCGGGGCGAGTAATACGCAACATTTCATCAACCAGAAAACGGAAGTGCTGATAGAACTGTTCTTTCGTTGAATTTCCCATATCTCGAATGTGATTACTGAATACATACATTGATTCAAACGGCGGGCTAAAAATTGTGTAATCAATCGTGCCAGTTTCAATCTCACTTGCCAATTCTACGCAATCAGCAAGATGCAATTCATAATCCGCAGTCTTGACAACATCGCGTACATATTCTGATTTTTCTTCACTCATTCCAAATATTTCCTTTTTCATAGCATTGCTCATGTGTTTAACCATCTGCGAACCCATCTCTTCATTTTGCAGTTCTTTGCGCCTAATATTTTCAACCACTGCGCCTTCTGATTCTGCGCTGATAATATGCACGTTGACTTCTTTGGTTTGACCGAAGCGATAGAACCTACGGATAGCCTGATAGTATTGTTCCCAGCTATCTGATAGACCGACAAATGCAGTGTTATGACAATGTTGAAAATTCATACCAGCCCCAAGTATTTTTGGTTTTGAAACTAAAACGCGAATCGATCCGTCAATAAATCCTCTGATAGATTCTTCTTTGTGTTCGATTGAATCACTGCCGGATACATCAACGGCACCGGGTATCATTTTTTCAATCATGGCGGCTTCGTCATTCAAATGGCACCATATAAAGAATTGTTCTGAACTCGTATTAACAACTTCTGCGCATTTTGCAACTCGATCATCAATTGAATCGCGCCTTGCTTGATTGCGCTCTAATAGCCCTTGCGCAATATCAGCAAACAATCCAAAAGTAGTGGCACTTTCTACTACATGACCGATCATGTTCAATGGCGGCAAAATATATTTTGAACCGTCAAAACCAATATCCTCCGGGCTACGAATACAGACTGCCCATGTTGCCATCCATTCCCAAAACTTCTCCTTACCATGACCTTTTAAAATCCATGTTCCAGTATCCCCCGCGTCATTTACGAAATACATGGCGAGCATTTCAGTCATGGTCATGATGCCGAGGAATTCAACCTGATTGCCCAATTCCATAAAGTCGTTTGGTGATGGGGTCGCGGTGCATGAAAGTCGATAAGGTACTATTTTGCAACCTTCGATTATTGCATTGCGCGTTTTACCATCGCGGTTTTTAATGATGCTTGACTCATCCAAAACCACGCCCGCGAATAACGAAAGATCAAAATTATCCATCATTTCGTAATTGGTGATATTGACGCCCGTCTTTATCCCGTCTTGATCACGGCAATAATTTATTTCAATGTCAAATTTTTTGCCTTCGTTCACTGTCTGATTTGCCACACATAGAGGCGCAAATATCAGCACATCGCCGCCGGTGTAATTAACAACCTCGTCAGCCCATGAAGTTTGCATTAATGTTTTGCCAAGTCCGGTATCTGCAAATATAGCAGCACGGCCACGCTTCAAAGCCCATTTAACAATTACTCGCTGGAAGTCAAAAAGATTGTCATTCAAGCTATTTTCGTCAACATCAAAGCCCGCGATGACAGGTTGAATCTTTTTACTTTCGATAAACTCTTCGTATTTCATAAAATCCCCTTAAAAGTTAATGATTTAATTTCTATTTTGCAATATGTGCCACGCATCTATGGCCTTTTGACGTCTTCGTATTTGCCTCTTTTCCACAATTTTCTATCTCGCAGATGTGCTTAACTGGCGATACGGTTTGATTTGAGCCGCCTTGCGTCGATTTTTGCCAATCGGTTGTATCCTTGCGCACCCAATTACGCCAAGTTGCCTCCCAGTCGAGTTTAACGCCATCCTTGCCAGGTTTCGCTATCCAGTAATCCCGAAATGACTCAGCCATGCGCCGGATGTTATCGGCGGTAAGATGCGGTTTTTCAGCTAAAGCCCAATCCCCCAATGATTTTGACAATACCCAATCAGATGTTAATCGAGTTCCTTTTTTTGAGGTTTGCGCATTTTGCGCAGACAAAGATTTTGACTTTGATTGTTCAGTAGTTAGTGGTAAGTAGTTATTAGTTAGTAATGGCTTTGGCTTGGGTTTTTTTGGGTTAGGCTTGGGAAAGGCTTGGGTTCTTTTTGGTCTACCTCCCTTGCTGCCATTGGCTTTTTGCTTATCAATAAAAGCATAATAAGCTGCTATTTTTTCCTCGGCATGTTGATTTATACCATCTGGAAAGAACTCATTTATCACATTTTTTAATGCATCTTCTGAAACCATTAACCTACGGGATAGCGCTGGGATATTTTGGGTTTCCAATGGCTTTTCTGTATCGTAATACATATCAAGCGCACGGCGATAAGCTATATCCTCTTCGTTCGTGAGGTGTTTGGTTTTTTTGGCATATTCGCCAATATTCCATTCGTAAAAGTGCATATTACTTAGCCTTTTTAGATTTCTTCCACGCCGCTGGTATTGGCAAATCTCTTTCTTCCATGCGCTTTACTAATCGCTTCATGTCCTGGATGCCCATGTGATTAGGCCAGTTGTAAACGGTTTGCAAGGCATAGCCGAGTATTTGAGCGCATCCGGCATTATCTTTACCGCTTCCGGTAATGTGACGAATAACATCTTCTTTATTTACTTTCATGAGGTTACCTTTCTTTTATGGTCTTGACCACTTCAAGACGGGAAAATATTACCATGAATCTATTTTAAAAAGCAATCAAAACAAAGTTAAAATTTACTTGACTGCATATTCCTGTTTCGGTATAGTTTAATCCTGCTTATTAATTTTAAAAGGGAATTTAGATATGAATGACATTGTGAAATCAAATAGTGGCTTGCCAGCCCTTGCGATGGATGAATCTGAACTTGTAAACGTTCTTCGGAATTCTCTTTATCCTGGTGCACAGCTTGACAGTATTAAACTTGTTGTAAGTTACTGCAAGGCTAGCGGTCTTGATCCAATGCAAAAGCCGGTACACATTGTCCCGATGTGGGATAGCAAGTCAGGTGCAATGCGTGACGTAGTGATGCCCGGTATCGGCCTGTATCGAACTCAAGCTGCTCGCTCAGGTGAATATGCCGGTGTAACAGATGCAGAGTTTGGCGCGGATGTTAATGAGAATATTGGCGGCGTGACTATCACATATCCGGTGTCATGCAAGGTAACGGTCAAGCGATTGATGGCAAATGGCACGATTGCAGAATTCTCAGCCACCGAACGATGGAAGGAAAACTATGCAGTGAAAGGCGGCAAGGAAAAGAGCATTGCGCCAAATACGATGTGGATTAAACGCCCATATGCACAGCTTGCAAAATGTGCAGAGGCGCAAGCATTGAGAAAGGCATTCCCCGAATGCGGATCACAGCCAACAGCGGACGAAATGGAAGGTAAGATTCTGGAAGATCAGGCAATTGAATCAACTGCGACAGTTGTTAAAGATTTAAAGCCAGAGCGTAAAACAATGACCATTGAAGAATTGACGGCAAAATATACAAAAGACAAAGTTGACGCCGATGGTGTTGTTAAAAAATTCAGTCCAAAGTCAATGATTGAACGCGGCGAAGAAACAGCGCAAAATCTAATTGACTTTCTATCGGCAAAATACGAATTGCCAAATGATGTGCTGGAAGCAATTAATTCATGGACAACAATTGAAGGGGATGCAAAATGAAAATTATTAACGTAGTTCAGGGAACAACGGAATGGCACTTGCACCGCGCAAAATCATTTAATGCCAGCGATGCACCGGCCATGCTTGGGATTAGCAAATATAAAACCCGTAACGAATTATTGAAAGAACGTTCAACAGGAATAATGCCGGAAGTTGATGATGCAACACAACGTAGGTTCAACGATGGTCATCGTTTTGAGGCGCTTGCACGACCAATTGCAGAGGGAATAATTGGCGATGATTTGTCACCCGTAACAGGGGTGGAAGGCGAGTATTCTGCAAGCTTTGATGGAATCACATTCGACCAGACAACAATTTTTGAACATAAAACACTGAATACTGATATTCGCATTGCAATGGGAACAAACGGAAATACTGGCGGACTTTCTGAGATGTACCGTGCGCAGATGGAACATCAGTTGATGATTTCAGGCGCAGAAAAATGTCTATTCATGGCCTCAAAGTGGGATGGTGAAACGCTTTCAGAAGAGGTGCATGGATGGTATATGCCAGATTTGGTATTGCGCAAACGCATCATTGCAGGATGGGATCAGTTTAAAAAAGACTTGGCCGACTATCAGCACATTTTAGAAAAAGCCTCACCCGTAGCCGATGAAATCATGGGCTTGCCTGCTGTATCAGTACAAGCCACTGGAATGGTCACGGCCAGCAACCTGCCAGAATTCAAGAAGGCCGCTGATGCCTTTATTGCAAATATCAAGACTGAACTGGTAACGGATGAAGATTTTGTAAACGCCGAAGCCAACGTTAAATTCTGCAAAACTGCCGAGGATGACCTGGAAGGCGCTAAAAAATCCATGCTGGCGCAAACCTCCAGCATTAACGAGGTTATCCAGACGATAGACCACATCAAGGCGCAACTTGCTTCAAAGCGCCTGATGTTGGACAAGCTTGTTAAGTCTGAAAAGGAAAGCCGCAAGCTGGCAATAATTGAAAAAGCCAAGAAATTATTCTGGGAACACGCTGACTCGCTTGAATCCGAAATAAAACCAATCACACTCCCGGTTAGTATTGGTGATGCATTTGTTCCTGATTTCGCTGGCGTAATAAAGGGCTTGAAGAAGCTCTCAGCAATGCAAGAGGCCGTTGATACTGCCCTGCGCGATGGAATATTTGCAGCCGATCAGGTAGCGAAAGATGTACGCGCAAAGCTGGCATGGTGCAAGGACAATGCAGCCGGTCACAGCGCACTATTACCTGACCTTCAGCAGATCATCGCCAAGCCGATGGACGACTTCACACTGCTAATCACTAGCCGGATTGAAAAACACAAGGCTGGCGAGGCCGCACGACTTGAATCCGAACGTGCAAAGATGCAAGCTGAAGCCACGGCCAAGGCAGAACGTGAAGCAGCGGCAAAGCTGGCAGCAGAAGATGCCAGGATTCGTGCAGAAGAACGCGCAAAGATTGAGGAAGATAATTCTAATTCAGTTGTTAAGCAATCATTAACAACTGAAAATCCAATCGTCCCTGAATTATTGCCAAAGCAAACAATCGGCAAACCTAGCCGCATTCAAATGATCGAGGCATTGGCTAAAGTTTATATGGTCAAGTATTCGATTGCCGAGCAATGGATTGTTGAAGAATTTTCAAAGGAAAACAAATAATGACTCCTAATGAACGTGTAAAACGGATATTGGATGAAGCTGTCGGCAGTGATTTAAACTCATGGGAAAAGTTCGAATTCTTGCCAAGCATAAAAGACAGGTTACAACTTTCAGTCAAGCAAAATACAATTTTATGCCAGATTGAAAGAAAGGTACTTGATAATCCTATGCTTCTGGATGAAAAAGGTAATAGAAGCATTTTTGATGATGTTGACGAATAATGATCCCACTAAAAAAGAAATCAAAACCCACAACATACATGATGCGGGTCATCAAAGGCGGATTTGAACCCGCAGACAATTACACTCAAACAAAATTGAGGGAGCGTAATTATCACATGGGGGATTTGGTAACCTGCACTTTCAAGAAATTGAACAATCCGAAGTTTAACCGGCTTGTGCATTATATTGGCGTTTTGTGTACGATCCACATTGAAACATTCAAAGGGATGGATGCTCATCAAGTTTTAAAGCGTATGCAGATAGAAGGGAATATTCATTGCGATTCTATCGGGGTAGTGATACCAGGAATGAGCGTAATGGAGTACCGCTACCCTCTATCGCTTGATTTTGAAACTATTGACGAAGGGAAGAGGCATGAAATTGCCCGATCATTTTGCCGATGGATTGCAGCTAATTACTGGAAAGATATGCCGCCCGAAGAAATTGAAATAATGGCCGAATCATTTATAGAGGAAATTTAAAAATGAAATTTGAAATTAAAAACAGATTTGATGGATCAATAATTTTCAGCCTTGAAACATCATCAATGAAATTATGCGTTGAGGCGGCACTTAAATCAAAAATTAACCTGCGCTATGCCGACCTGAGCTCTGCCGACCTGCGCTATGCCGACCTGAGCTATGCCGACCTGAGCTATGCCGACCTGCGCTCTGCCGACCTGCGCTCTGCCAACCTGCGCTATGCCAACCTGCGCTATGCCAACCTGCGCTATGCCGACCTGAGCTATGCCGACCAGAGCTATGCCGACCTGAGCTCTGCCGACCTGCGCTCTGCCAACCTGCGCTATGCCAACCTTGCTGATATTAAAAACGGAGAATTAATAATTGCACAACAAAATATCTGCCCAATAGAAGGCGCATTTGTTGGATGGAAAAAGTTACAAGGTAATTTTATTGCGAGATTAGTTATCCCGCACGATGCCGAGCGCATGAATTCAATCGGATCAAGAAAATGTAGGGCATCAAAAGCATTTGTGCATGAAATATTTGGCGCAAAGGAAGCATATGACAAACATTCTGGCAAACTGCTTTACAAGACCGGCGAAGAGGTTATCCCAGACAAATACGACCCTGATTTGCGCGAAGAGTGTTCGCACGGAATACATTTCTTTATAACCCGCATTGAAGCGGAGAATTATTCGAATTAATTGATATTTTAATTTATAGGGGTTAAAAATGACTTTTGAAATTATCGAAGAAAAACAACCAGTGCTAATTCATGATTGGAGTGAAATTTTAACAACATACAACAAAAAACTTTCTGAATTAATAGATGCGCTCAATGAAAAGAAATATAAAAAGGCGCTTGATATTGAAATCAGCATGAATGATGATTTTGAATTGCTTATTGATTGGACTGCCCTGAAAGTTATTGTAAATGAGCAGAATTAAAAACCACACAAGCAAAATTCTGCTTCCGTATTTGATAAAGAATTTTTCCCATTCAAAATTTACGGTATTTGATTTAAAAAAATTTGCAGAAAAAAACAACATCCCCGCCAAGGCGCTAACTTATTCAGCCTGGTGGCTTTGCGATAGAAAGCAGATTGTAAAAGTAGGCGAAAAGTCAAACCAGAACGGCGGATCACCTATTAATATTTACGAGGTATCAGAATCAAACCGCAGGTTAATTCACAAGCCGAGGGATCAATCTAAAACAGAAAAAGAACTAAAAGAAAAAACCGCGATGGAAGCTGCAAACAGGCTCGATCTGCATTTTTAAAATAAATGTTGCTTTTTTGTACCCTTGTCGGTATAGTTTGATTATGGAAAAGGAGCAATAAACATGAAAAAAGGAAACACGGTAGTTTTTAAAGATGCACTAGATCATGGTGATGAAAAACTTATTTTTTCTGTTATTGAGATAAGAGGGGATAAAATTCTTGTGGAAAATATAAATAGCGGACTTTTTGTAAATCCGCAATTTGTATATCACGTTAATGATTTAAAGTGTTCTACACAATGAATATTTTAATTGCTTGCGAATATTCGGGCCGGGTGCGTGAGGCATTCCGTGCACGTGGGCATAATGCCATATCGTGTGATTTGCTGCCAAGCGAGGATGACAGTCAGTTCCATGTCATCGGAGATGTTCGCGCATTATTGCAAAACTCATGGGATATGGTAATAGCGTTTCCAGACTGTACTTATCTTTGTGGCAGCGGGTGGCATTGGGTGGGACGCGGGCGTATTGAAAAAGATGGAAGGCCGCGCATTGAGCATGTAACAGAAGCACTTGCATTCGCTAGGATGTTCATAGACGGGAAAGAGACTGCGCACATCCCGCGCCGAGTTGTTGAAAATCCAATAGGAAAACTTTCAACACTTGTGCGAAAGCCTGACCAGATCATACAGCCACACTGGTTTGGTGATGATGCAAGTAAGGCTACTTGTCTATGGTTGCACGGTGTTCATTAGTTAATTCCAACGAAGAAGATCGCGCCGCGCATGGTGTGTTGCGGTATAGTTGTTGAAAATGGTGATAAATACGGATGTCCGAATTGCAACGGTGATAATGTGGCCAAGCCGAGATGGTCTAATCAGACGGACAGCGGCCAAAATAAACTTTGCCCGAGTGATGATAGATGGAAAGAACGGTCGCGCACATATCAGGGGATTGCGAACGCTATGGCTGAACAATGGGGAGGTTAAATGAATACAAAAGACGAAAACAAACAGCAAGAAATACACGAAGAGAAATTGCGGACAGATATTGAATACGCAACGCAATGGCTTATGGATTCTATCTATGATGACCTTCCATCATTTGAAATGTTCGTGGAAGATTATCAAATGTTCCCGAACATATCACGCGAATTTCTTCGCGCATTGACGAATATCAATAATGCAAATAAACCAATCGTAGACATTGACTGCATTGAACTGGCAGGGGCAAGCCAGGATGAAATTCAAATTATTTCGGCCAGAAATCTGACAATCAAAAACAGCAAACATGCAGTATGTGAGGCCATTACACGGATCAAAGACGAATTTGATTCTAAAATTAAACTTATTCCCGGGGGTAAAAATGCATAAAAATTTATTTCATCAGCGGCATGAAAGCAATTTTCATTATTGCATTCGATGTGTTTTTCAAGCATTCCAAACAGATATTGTCCAGGTAATTTTTTGGGCATTTGTTTTTTCGAGTTTAATATTTTGGGGATTAAGGTAAAAAAATGATCGGCACAACAGAAGCAGCAGAAAAGCTCAATGTAAGCGCAAGGCGCATTCGCGTATTGTGTGAGCAAGGCAGGATTAAAGGCGTCAAAAGGCTGGGGAAATCATGGGCGATTCCAGATAATCCAGTGGTTACAGAAGCAGAAAGAGTTCGCCCGTCCGTTATTAAAATGAAGAAAAGGAAATTATGAAATGAGAAAATCAACTATCCCGCTTCATCCAATAATCAGTATTGACGCGACATGTGAAATCGATTCTTTTGAAAATGAAACAATACCATTCAATATGAATTTGTTCTTCAAGTTGGCTTTGTTTTATTTGCTCGTTTTGATTGGTGCGTTTTTAATTGGGTATTTTGGATTGCTGTGAAAGCATTCATCGCCTTCATTCTGCTAATTAACCCGCAGATTGCAATTCCAGAGCATCTTTCTGCCGATTGGTGGGAGCCGTGGAATTTTGGTGCACCATGCACAACAAAAACGGATATTGCAGAAGGAACATGCATCATTGAATTAAAAAAAATCAACTGGAAATAACTCAAACTAAGGAAGGATTTATAAAAATGCAACCAATACAAGAAGAGATTTTTAATATCAATTTAACGCCTGGATCAATCAAGTCGGCAATGAAGTCAGCAAATGCGCCATCGCGTGACTTATGGCAGGTGCCCCCTGATAGTATTCGCGTAATAGAAAATTTCAACGTCAGAATTCACGGACCATCTTATGCCGCCAGCGTCCGTACTTATGCGGATTCGATGAAATCCGAGGGGTTCTATCAACACAAGCCCCTCGCTGGATATGTTGCCAAAGAAGGCGATGACCAAATTATTTACATCACAGATGGACATACCAGACTTGATGCCGTTAAATTGGCAATTTCTGAAGGGGCAGAAATTACACATGTCCCGGTTGTCGTAAGTCAATCAGGCGTATCAATGGAAGATTTGACCGTTGCCCTTGTGCGCGGTAATAGCGGCCAACCCCTTACCCCGTTTGAACTTGGGATTGTCTGCAAACGGCTTGCAAAATATGGCTATGAAATTCCGGTAATAGCTGAAAGAATCGGAGTATCAAGCCAATATGTGAATAATCTTTTAAGCCTTATGGCTGCGCCGATTGAAATACGCAATATGGTTATCGAAGAAAGCGTTTCAGCCACAACCGCAATTGAAGCACTTGTGAAATATGGCGACAAGGCAACAGAAAAGCTTTTGGAAGCTCAAGGACGGGCAACCGAAGCAGGAAAATCAAAGATTACACAAAAACACGTTGATCCGGATTCTGAGTTTAAAAAGGCTGTAAAAAAAGAATCCGTGGAAATGTACGAACTTCTTTGCCGTATGCATACCGACATTTCAGGCGGGAATGGTAACGCAGTGGATTATTTTACAGAGGTTGACCAGATAATAGCAAAAATCAAACAAAGCCAGCCAAAGGCCGTTTAAATCAGTTTTGACGGAAACACAAAAGCCCCGAAAGGGGCTTTTTTTAAAACTTCCATCCTATCCCGCCACCGGCAAAGTATTCACCGTCAAAATCTAATGTGGTATTGATCCCAAAATGAAGCGATTTTATTTGAATCAAGTCGGCACGAAATGAAATCCGTATAACCGGTTGTGGATATGGATGCCCCTTAATCCCGTAATCAAGTCGTATTTCGCTTGTTTTTTCAGCGGATAGCCAGGGTAACGGTTCTTTGTGGTCATAGGTATCAACCTCCCCCGTGTCAGCATTAATAACTGTGGTTATTGTGTGCTTGT